TGAAGAAGCAAGAGCTGCAACAAAGCGCCCAGCGAGATCAAGCTAAGACGCAAGAAGCCAGCGCCCGCCTCCAAATGGAGCAGATGGACAAGCAAAAGCAAGATCAAATTGACTTGGCTAAAATTCAGTCTAACGAAAAAATTGCAAATGAACGTATTATGGCTATGTTACAAAAAGGAGCCCAAAATGCCTCTCAAACCCGGAAGCAGTAGAAAAACAGTTAGTGGAAACATCCAAGAACTCGTCGACACATACCAGTCTAAGGGGCGTATCGGTACGAGCACTCCTAAGTCTAAAAAAGCTGCGGTCAAGCAGGCGGTGGCGATTAGCCTTAAAAAAGCGGGCATCCAAAAGAAAGAAGAAGGTGGCTCAATTTCGTCGGCAAAGCCCCGTAATGTGGTGGCTAGTCAGAAAAGGGCTATTCAAAAACGAGGGGGGACTGTTACGTACAAGCGTGACGGAAAACTTCCTGTAGGTATTTATTGATTTTTTGAAATATACTGTGTATATTCACAGTAACTAGCTATCAAGAGGGGCTAAAAGTCCTCTTGCAACATGGTAGGAACCATGCTCAAGTTTACAGAAAACTTGCTACACGAAATTCGCCGCATGCGGCAGGATACGGAACAACTCGTAATCTCGGGGTCCATGAAGAATATGGAACAATACCGCCAGATGATGGGTAGGCTTGAGGGCTACACTTTTGTTGAGCAGGTCGTACAAGACATGCTTAGGAAAGAGACTTTTGACTAACCCTGTGGAGAAAACCGTATGGAATTGACTGCATTAGAGCAGAAATGGGCAGACGAGAAGGCAGCAAGAGGGCCTGAACTTGATGACGCCTATAACGAAGATGGGCAACTAGAGCCCGATAGGATTGAGGAAGCGGTTTTAGACCGTATTCCAACTCCCACAGGATGGCGTATTGCTGTCCTACCTTACAGGGGCACAAATAAATCTAAAGGCGGTATTTTATACGTCGAAGAAACCAAAAAGCAAACCCAAATAACCACAGTATGTGGTTACGTTTTGAAAACTGGTCCTTTGGCATATAAAGACGAGAGCAAATTTCCTACGGGAGCGTGGTGCAAGGACGGTGATTGGGTAGTTTTCACTCGATATGCAGGTTCCCGTATTGGAATTGACGAAGGTGAAATCCGAATCTTAAATGATGACGAAATCATTGCTGTTATCAACAACCCCGAAGATATTTTGCACATGTAAGGAGCAACAATGGGACAAGTAACTGAAAATCCGACTTACGACATCGAAGTAGGGGCAGAAAACGCACCCGAAGTTCAAGTCGACATAGATGATGAGGGCAAGGCAGAGATTGTAGAAGACCTTGCCCCAGAGCCTGACAAACCAGCCCTAGCAGAGCCCGTAGACAAAGAGCCTGCTAAGGAAGAAGCCAATAAACAAGGCGAAGAGCTCAAGGAATACAGCGATACCGTTAAAAAACGGATTGATAAGCTAACTTCTAAGCTGCGTGAGGCAGAACGCCGTGAACAGGCAGCTTTGGAGTTTGCAAAAGGCGTTCAAGGTCAGTTCCAGCAAGCTCAGCAACGGGCTGCTACCTCTGACTATGGCCGCTTGGCAGAAGCCAAAAGCCGAGTAGACACTCAGCTTTTAACTATTCGTCAAATTATTAAAAAAGCCCGTGAAGAAGGTGACATTGACACCGAAACCGAAGCCCAAGAGCGTTTAGCTTCTCTAGCGCATGAGCAACGGGAGCTTGCTGGCTATTTAGAAAGAGGTGCAGAGCAACCTCAAGCACAGATTTACAACCCGCCTATCCAACCACAGCAGATTTACCAACAACCTCAGTTTCAACCCCCAGCCCAACAGGCTCCACGGGTTGATCCAAAGGCAGAGTCTTGGGCAGAAGAAAACCCATGGTTTGGTCAAGATACAACGATGACCTATGCTGCTTGGGGGATAGATAAACAGCTTCGTGAAGCAGAAGGGTTTGACGGATCATCAGATGAGTATTATGATGAGCTAAATCGGCGAATTAAAGCACAGTTTCCGCAGAAGTTCGCTGCACAACCTAACAGGCAACAACGGCAACCCGTGCAGGCCGTTGCACCTGCAGCCCGGTCATCCGGAGTAAATACTAATGCACGCCGCAGCGTAAGACTGTCTCCTAGTCAAGTCGCTATTGCTAAAAAACTTGGTGTTCCTATTGAGGAATATGCCAAATACGTAAAGGAATAAAACCATGACTGATACTGTTAAATTTAATCGCAGCTCCCGTAACGCTCAAACACGTGAAAAGACTGCGCAACGTAAACCATGGGCACCTCCTTCTCGTTTGGATGCTCCCCCTGCACCAGATGGTTTTAAATATCGTTGGATTCGTTCTGAAGTTCAAGGCTTTGAAGACAAGCAGAATGTGTTTAGTAAGCTTCGTGAGGGATATGAACTCGTTCGTTTAGAAGAGTTGCCCGAAGAATATCAAAACACCATGCCTACTGTTGAAGATGGTCGGAACAAAGGAGTCGTCGGAGTTGGCGGCTTACTTTTAGCGAAAATCCCCGAAGAAACTGTCAGTGAGCGTAATGCTTATTACCGCCAACGTGCAAGGGACCAAATTGAAGCAGTAGACAACAATATGATGAAAGAGAATGCGCATTCAACAATGCGTTTTCAGCAGCCAGAGCGTAATACTCGTATTTCTTTTGGTGGCTCTAACTCTAAGAGTGAAAGCTAATTAATTTAATTTTGGAGAAAACAAATGGCAAACGTAAATAAAGCCTTTGGTCTTCGTCCTTTAGGAAAACTAGGCAGTAACTACAACAGCGATGGTGATACACAGTACAAAATCGCTAGTGGTACGGCTACAGCAATCTTTCAGGGCGATACCGTAACTTTCGGTGTTTCTGGTAGTGCTTCTACCGGTTTCATCGTAAAACACACCCCTGGTGCAGCTAACATTCTTGGTGTTTTCATTGGATGTAACTACACCGACCCTACAAGCAAAAAGCCTGTATGGCGTAACTACTATCCAGGTGGCATCGCTGCTTCGGATATCGTAGCTTTCATTGTGGATGACCCTTATGCTCAGTTCTTGGTTCAGGCTTCTGGTGTCGCTGGCGTAACAGCTATTGGCAAAAACGCTGACTTAGTACAGACAGCAGCAGGCAATACCACAACGGGCGTTTCTGGATTAGAACTCAGCACTGGTACTTTGGACCCTGCTTCGGCATTGAATGTTAAAGTTATTGGTGTTACCGCTGATCCAAGCAACGAGGACTTAACCGCTGCATACGCTGACTTGATCGTTACGATCAATGAGCATCTGTATAAAGCACCAACAGCAGGAGTTAGTTAATCATGGCTATCACTCGTTCACAACTAGTTAAAGAACTAGAACCAGGTCTTAACGCTTTATTCGGTCTCGAGTACAAGCGCTATGAGAACGAACACGAAGATATTTTCGAAATTGAAGATTCTGAGCGTGCGTTCGAAGAAGAAGTTATGTTAACTGGCTTCGGTCAAGCCCCAGTTAAGGCTGAAGGTGCTGGCGTTAACTATGATTCTGCACAAGAGTCATTTACCGCTCGCTATACCCACCAGACTATCGCATTGGCATTCTCGATTACCGAAGAGGCAATCGAGGACAACCTCTACGACCGTTTGGCAAGCCGTTATACCAAGGCTTTGGCTCGTTCAATGGCTCACACCAAGCAGGTATTTGGTGCGTCCGTATTGAACAACGCCTTTGACAGCAACTATCCAGGTGGCGACGGCGTACAGTTGTGCGCAACAAACCACCCAACCGCTCTTGGTCCAAACTTCAGCAACCGTCCTACGACTCCTGCTGATTTGAATGAGACCTCCCTTGAGCAAGGTATCATCGACATCGCTGGTTTCACAGACGAGCGTGGTTTGAAGATTGCCTTGATTGCTAAGAAGTTGGTAGTTCCAAAAGAACTCCAGTTCACAGCAGAGCGTTTAATGAAGTCTACTCTCCGTACTGCTACGGCTGATAACGACATCAACGCTATCAAGTCTATGGGTCTAATTCCTGATGGATTCGTTGTTAACCATTACCTAACCGACGTATCGGCATGGTTCTTGTTAACTGACGCTCCAAATGGACTCAAGATGTTCCAACGTGCCCCAATCCGTACAGCTTTCGAAGGCGACTTCGACACCGGCAACGTACGCTACAAGGCTCGTGAGCGTTACAGCTTTGGCTGGTCTGATCCACGTGGTATCTACGGATCACCTGGCGCAACCTAAACCTTGTTCACGTGAGGTTAGGCCCCACTTCGGTGGGGCTTTTTCTTTTGTCTTTTAGAAATTTCGTTAAAGTGCAAAATTCTATGGCAGTTAGCACATAGGACAAGGCATTTTTTAACTTCTTCCATTGCCCTAGTGTATTGATAGTTTTTGACGTAGTAGCTGACTTCCCGGTCTTTTTGTTTGGGGTCTTCGTGATGAAAGTCTAACGCAGCAGGGTGGTTTTGGTCACAATAACTGCATTTCAAACTGGCTTTAAATGCAACCCATTTTTCTCTTTCTTCTTTTTTTCTTTTATAGGTAGCAATAAGTACTTTTAATTTGTTTTTCTTGTAATGATTGGCAGAACCCCTACGCAACGCCTGCTTTTTTCTTGGATCGTTTGGGTCTTTGTAAGGCATCGCTCTGGTTTATCCTGTATTTCCAATAGATTGCGTGCTTAAACGACCACGGGGTATTAGGGGTATAAATTTTAAAGCCAGCATTAATTAACGAGTTAGATGAAGCAGGGTTATCGGTTGTATCTGTAATAATCCAATTCCAGCCTAATTCCTTGGCCTTACGGATTCTTACATTAATTAAACGTCTTTGCAAACGGTGCCCTGTGTACTCATCTAAAACCCCTGCACGACAAAGGTAACCTGTGTCTGTAAATCGTTGTGATCTTACTAGCCCAGCAAACGCTACTGGTTTGCCTTCTTCTGTGTAAGCTAGCCACCAATGCCCGTGAGTTGGTTTGTAAGGAGCATCCGAAGGCAGTATTTTTTTCTGAAGGTAAAGAATTACGGTCTTATTAGACTCATTGCGTAAATCAACCTTCTTAATGGTAAATTTCATGATTCGCCTCCGGGGATAACCCATTTTATCTAAAAAACTGTTGCAACCAAATGAATTTAAGGTTATAAATACACCAGGAACTGGGATTTTTTATTCCTGTAGACTGACCCAGCAGACGATGCAGAGACTACAGGAAAATGTACTGCATATACAAGGAGTTATACCATGGCACGTACCTCATTTACAGGGCCAGTGGCCTCAGCTAACGGTTTTATCGGTGGATCACTCACTTCCCCAATTTCCGTAACAACCGCAACCAACGTTTCTAGCTTTTATGGCACTACTTCCGCCACTACTGGCGATACACGCCTTAGCTACAACCGTTTAGCCTTTACCAGCACAGGCTCTGGAGAGACTATCCGTGCTTTTTCTGTAGTAACTGGTGCAGGTGCAGCTACTGCTGGCACAATTAATGGCGCTCACATTTCAACCTCAATTAATACTGGCGGCACAATCAGCGGAGCAGCTAATGCTTTGCGTGCAACAATTGGTGGTTCTTCTACCAATCCAGGCGGTACGCTTGCTGCATTGCAACTAGATTCCGACTTTGCTTCTGGCGGTACTTGGACAAACACATCTTTCTTGCGTGTAACTAACTCTGGCACAGGTGAAGTAGGCAATTTCGCTGTTATGCCCGCAGTAAGCGCAACTGGTGTATTCCGTGCAAAAGTTGGTAGCCCTGTTGTTACCCACACCATTCCTGTTACTAGCGGTGGTACAACGTATTACATCATGGTTTCTACTGTTGCGTAATGCAGATTACTAAGGAATTTTTAGTGGCAGAAATCCAGTCGCTAGAGTCTGAAACAAACAAGGCACAAACCTTTTTAATTCAGGCTCAAGCGACCATTGCTGCATATCGGATGCTAGTGAACAGGTTAGATGACCCAGAACCCGAACAAAAAGCAGAGGAATAATTATGTTTCAATATGACGTCTTATCAGCCGCAATTGCCGCAGGGCAAACGGATGCTGCTGTTTTTGCTGGTCCTGCTAGAATTAAAGGAATGGTGGTAGGTGTTCCTGCTGCTGGTGGCACTTTAACCCTTAAAAATGGCTCTGGCGGAACGACTGTTTTTAGCTTTGTAGCCCCCGCAGCAGCTCAATCTCTTAACATAAGCATTCCTGGCGATGGTATTCGTTGCACTAATGGTATTTATGCAACCACCCCTGCTAATATGACCGTTACGGTGTTTTATGGCTAAGAACCCTTCCCTTGCTATTGGGCGGGGAGAAAAGCTTCCTGTAAAACAGGGAGCTGGACTTACTGCCAAAGGAAGAGCCAAGTACAACAAGGCAACAGGTAGTAAATTAAAAGCCCCTGCACCAAATCCAAAAACAAAAGCGGACGCAGGCCGTAAAAAATCGTTCTGTGCCAGAATGTCAGGAGTAGTAGCAAAAGCTAAGGGTCCTGCAGAGCGTGCAAAAGCTTCATTAAAACGATGGAACTGCGCATAATGGAAGAAATACAAACAGCTAGGGAGTTAGCCACACATGCAAACGATATTAAACACCTTCAAGCGGATATGGACAAACTTGTTGGAGACATGGACGAAATTAAAAAGTCGATTCAAATAATCCAAAAAACATTGTCTGAAGCAAAGGGAGGCTGGAAAGCCTTGATTTGGGCAGGTGGAGCAGTTAGTGCTGCAACAGGAGTTATTGGCTTTATTATGGGTAATTGGGGAA